CCTCGCCATGCAGGTCATCCGCATCATTGTCGCGGTCATCGTCATCATTGCGCTGATCTGGCTGGTTTTTGACCTTTATGCGTGCGCCGTAGGTGGCCCACTGCGGATGCATTGATGAGCGGCATGATGGGACCAGCGGGACCACCCCCGCAGATGGGACCACCGGGACCACTGGGGGCCTCTGCGTCCTCCAGCATCCAGCTCGACCCGACCCCCGCGACGGTGTCGCAGACCCCTGGGACGGGTCAGCAGACCATGGTCCCGCGCGATCAGCCGGACCCGGACGATCCACGCCGCAAGCTGGTCAACCGCTGGCAGGACCGGGTGAAGCGCGCCAAAAGGCACTGGAAAACCCAGTTTCGCCGCATGCGCGAGAACATGGAGTTCTGCGAGGGGCGCCAGTGGCCCGACACGGTCAAGACCGAAAAGCGCGATGACCGCTACGTGGCGAATATCTGCATCCGCCACGTGCTGCAGCGCACCGCGGAGCTTTATCCCAACAACCCGAAGATGCAGGCCAAGACCAAGAAGCGCATGATTTCGCAGACCTGGGACGGCACCCAGATGCAGCTGCAGCAGGCGCAGCAATCGGCGCTCATGGCGAGCCAGTCCGGTATGCCGCCCGACCCCAACAGCATGGCGATCCTGCAGGACGCCGCCATGGTCAAGCAATACGACGAGATGATGCAGCGCGTCGGCGAGACCTTGGAGCTGCTGTATGACTACAACATCGCCGAACAGACGCACGCGTTCAAGGCGCAGATGAAAATGTCTATACGCCGCGCCATCGTCACCGGCGTCGGTTACGTCAAGCTGGGTTTCCACCGCGCCATGCGGATGGCGCCGGAGATCGAGAACCGCATCGCCGATATGAGCGAGCGGCTGGCCAACATCGAACGCCTGGCGTCCGATCTGTCCGACAAGGAAATCCTGCCCGACAGCGCCGATGCCGAAGAACTCAAAATGGCCATCCGCAGCCTCACCGCCGAAGGCCAGCTGGTGGTGCGCGAGGGGCTGACCTTCGACTATCCCGACAGCACGGCGATCATTCCCGATGTGCGCTGCCGCTCGTTGCGCGGCTTCCTGGGCGCCGACTGGGTGGCGCAGGAATACCTGCTGACGCCGGACGAGATCGAAGAAGTCTACATGGTCGACGTGGGGTCCGGTTACACCGCCTACAACGAGGACGGTGACGCGACCGGTTATGAGCCGACGGCCGAGCAACACTACTATTCCGGCTACGGTGGCGCCGCTGATGACGGCAATGGTCCCACGATGCCGCGCGCCTGCGTGTGGGAAATCTACAACCGTAAAGACGGCACGATTTATGTGCTGTGCGACGGCTACAAAGACTTCCTGCAGGAGCCGACCGTCCCGGATGCCGAGACCACCCGGTTCTGGCCCTGGTTCTCCATCGTGCTGAACGAGGGCTATGACGAAAAGAGCCTGTATCCGCAGTCCGACATCGACTTGATCCGCGACATGCAACTCGAACTCAACCGGTCCCGCCAGGGGTTGCGCGAGCACCGCCGTGCCAACCGGCCGAAGACCGCGGTCGCCGCCGGCCTGCTGGAGGCGGTCGACCTGGACAAGCTGCGCACTCACCCGGCGAACGCGCTTTTGGAACTCAACGCCCTGGCGCCAGGTCAGAAGATCGAGGACGTGTTGCAGGTCATCAAGATGCCGCCGATCGACAGCGCCGTGTATGACACCGCGCCGGTATTCGAGGACATTCTGCGGGTTCTGGGCAGTGACCAGGCGGACCAGGGGACCACCTCCGATGCGACGGCAACCGAAGTCTCGGTGGCGCAGTTCTCGCAGAACACCGACCTGTCCAGCACCGTCGACGACATCAACGACATGATGACCGAGCTGGCGCAGTCCGCGTCTCAGTTGCTGGTCCTCAACGTGTCGCAGGATGTCGCGGTCAAGGTCGTGGGACCAGGCGCGGTCTGGCCATCGCTGAACAAGCAGATGGTCGCCGACAATCTCTGGCTGGAAGTGGACATTGGCGCCAACGGACCACCCAACCGCCAGGAAGATGTCCAGGTGCTGACCCAGCTGGTCCCCCTGCTGCAGCGCATCCCGGGGATCAACCCGGAGTGGTTGGCGCGCCAATTGATCCGCCGCATGGGCGACGACATCGACCTGACCGAGGCGTTCGCTGAGGGCACCCCGAGCGTCGAAGCCCTCAACCAGATGATGAGCCGGCCCCCCGCCGCGCCAGGGGCGCCAGGCGCCCCGGGACCAGGCCAGGGACCAGGTCCCACCGGCGCCGGCAAAGGCCCGCCACGCCCGCCTGGGCCTGGCGCAGACCCCAATGCGCAGGGGCCGGCGGGGATGACCAATGCGATGACCGGCCCCGGCACCCAGGGACCTCTCGGGCCGCACGTGCCGCCGCTCCAGGTCTACGGCGCCAACGGCAACCGCCCGGGGACCGGTGGTCCCGCCAGGGTGCCAGGCCGCAGCCAGGGAATGCCCACGCCATGAAATCGGGCGAGCGCAGCTGGAGAGAGGCCCAGCCTTGTGGAAGGGCTGGACCCCGCCTCTACCTACGGACTATGATCAGCTTGATCTTCACAGACCAAACCACCATGATCCAAGGCAGAGACCGGCGATGGCTCTGACCCATCGTTTTCTCTCCTTGCTACGCGGCGTCGGGGACCACCCCCGGCGCCGTTGTCATTAGGGGGAGAGAACGGTCGTGTTGTCAAAGGCACTCACCGAGCGGCTGATCCAGGTGCTTCCGCCGGCCTTCCTGGTGCTGCTGATCCTCAACATCATGTTCCTCGCGGTGATCACCTGGGTGTTCAACCACAACGTCGAGGCGCGCACCGCGCTGCTGACCAAGATCGTGGAGAAGTGCCTTTTGCACCCCTGATCCGTGTCTTGTCAGTTGTCTTGTTGTCATTCACTAGACACAGACACAACACAGGCGCATAACCCGTTGCTGGTCCAACTCAGCAGGATCGGCAAGCCTGGATGTCAGACACGACATCGACCACGGACGGTCCAGCCCCATCAGACGCGCCCTCGTCCAGCAGCGTCGATACGGGTGCGCCCGCGCCATCGAGCACACCCGCTGACAGCACCCCGCCTTCGTCAGGCACCGACAGTAACGCGCCCCCGTCAGGCGACAGCCGCCAGTCCGACCGCGATGGATTGCTTGCCGCAGTCCGCAAGGTTGTAGAGACCAAGCCCGAGCCAACAGCCGTCCCCTCAGATGACGCGGACGCTGCGACCCGGGACCAAGCCTCTCAGGACCAGGCAGCGGCACAGGGACAGCCCGGGGACAAGCCCCCGCCGGATGCTCAGGCTGATCCGTCCAAACCCGATACCGAGGCCGATCCGACCGAGGCTGAACTCAAAAAGCTGCGGCCGGAGACCCGCCGACGTTTCGAACGTCTGCTCGCGCAACGCAATGAAGTTCGCCAAACCCTCGACGCCGTGCAACCGGAGCTGGCGCAGCACCGGCAACTGCAGGGCTATCTCCAGCAACACCAGTTGGCGCCTGACGATGTCAACATGCTGCTGGGGGTCGGTGCGGCACTGCGTCGTGGCGATTACCAAGGTTTCCTGAACGGTGTGACGCCCTATGTCATGGCGGCGCAGGAAGCACTCGGTTTTCGCATCAGCCCTGATCTGCAGAAGCAGGTCGACGAAGGGGTGATCGACGAGAACGCAGCCCGGGAACTCACCCGCACGCGGCACCGCGCCGCGCAGGCCGAGGCCCGGCTGAAAGACGCAGACCGGACGGTCAGCACCACCCAGCAAGTGCAGCACGTGGAACGCATCCGCGGCGCTGTCGATACCTGGGAACAGAACATCCAGCGACGGGACCCCGACTATGCCCAAATGTCGGGTGCTGTGCGGCGTTATGCGCAGGGTCTGTTGCAGGAGAGGGGAACCCCCAAGACTCCGCAAGAGGCGGTGGCACTGACGCAAACGGCGTATGACGAAGTCAAAGCCATGTTCGCCCAGGCGCGTCCTGCGCCGCGGGCCACACGGGCGGCTCCGTCCAGCATCCATGTCGCAACCGGCACGCCGAACGTCGAACCACGCAGCCTCAAAGAGGCCGTGGTCCTGGCGCTCGCCAATGCGCGGCGTGCCTCTTGACACGCGGATGAACCACCATGGCGTTCACGGCAGGAGAAATCTCCAACATCGCCAATGCGGCGTTGGACTTTTACTACAACAAGGGAGACACGTTTAAGCAGGCGATCCAAGCCAAACCGCTGCTGCGCATGCTGGAAAGCAGCGCGAAATCCTTCCCCGGCGGCAAGGGCAATATCAGCCTGGCAGTCAAAGGCGACTACGGCGCCGGTGGCGTCAATGACCACGTGGTCGGCTACACCCACAATGACACGGTGAATTTCTACACGCCGGCCAACATCAAGCGGGTGAACTATCCGTGGCGTGAACATCACATCGGTCTGACGCTCACCCACACCGAGCTGAAGATCGACGGCATCAGCGTCACCGATGACGCGGGTGATGGCAGCTCGCTCAGCAATCACAGCGACCGCGATGTCACCGTGCTGGTGAACCTGCTGCAGGACAAGCTGGAGGACTTCGGCGAACAGTATGCGCGTTCGATGAACAAGCTGCTGTGGGGTGATGGCACAGCCGATGCCAAGGCGCTGGCCGGCATTCAGTCGATCATCGTCGACGTGCCAAATGTCGGTCCTCTGGGTGGCTTGGACAGGGCGACCAACACCTGGTGGCAGAACCGCGCGGCAACCACGGCATTCGGCACTGCCGGTGGTCGGGGACCCGTCACCTCAGCCACCACCAACGGCGGCGCGTTGTTGCAATTCCTGCAACAGGAATATCGCCAGCTGATCCGCTATGGCGGCAGGCCATCGAAGTTCCTGGCGGGCAGCTCGTTCATCTCGGCAATGGAAATCGAGCTGCGCGCCAACGGTAACTACACGATGACCGGCTTCACCGGTCCCCAGGACGGCAGCATGGGGCAGCTCAAGTTTATGAACTGCACCATCGAATACGATCCGACGCTGGATGATCTTGGTCACACCAAACGCGGTTACTGGTGGGACCCGCGGCACATTTATCTGATGAAGCAGGACGGCGAGTGGGACCACAAGTTCACACCCGCACGGCCTTACAACCAGTTCGTCATGTATAAATCGATGACGCATACGGGGCAGATGGTGGCGCAGCAGGTTAACTCTGCGTTGGTGGTCGACATCGCCTGAAACACACGGGACCAGCCCCTTCGGGGGTTGGTCCCGTTTCATTTGAAACCAACAGGAGGACCAAATGCCATCTGTCTCTAAGGCGCAGTCCCGGCTGATGCACGGCGTTGCGTCCGGCAACATCAAAGGCTCCGGCGTGCCGCCGAAGGTCGCCAAGGAATTCGTCGCCGCCGACAAAGGCAAGAGCCAGGCCAAGCTGCCGATGCGCAAAGCAACGCCGAGGGGCCGGTAATGCCGGCGTTTCATCTGCTGCGTTGCATGGTCGCCCTGGGGGGCGACACCGGCAACCAGGTCTACCGGCATCGCGGCCGGCCGATCGTGTTCCCGGAGCTGCCGATCCTGCAGTTCGTGCACGGTGAGGAAGCCATTACCGACATCGCCGTGGTCGGCACCTGGGAAGCCAGCAACGACGAGGTGCTGATGCGGCTGGCGACGATCTACCAGCCGGAGACGGTGCAGGCGGTGTTCCCGGGCGCACGCCCGCGGTTGCCGCTGTCCGATCCGTCGATCCCGCGCTGCACTCGGCCGATCTACAAGCCGCGGCCGACGCGTCCCGACAGCCCTGATCCACGGCTGCGGCCGCTCGATCAGTTCACCATGACGCCGGACATGCCGGTGCTGGACGCACCACCACTGCCGTTAGAGACCGAGCCGACGCCGGACGAGATCGCGGCGCACGCCCAGGACGACGACGAACAGGCAGACCTGGGTCTGGAGCCGCCAGTCATGCCGGCGGTTGAGGACCAGCCGCACATCGTGCGCGACACGCATGGTCGCGGATCGTCGCGCACTGCCTCCGCGTCACGCACGCCCAGCACGCTGCCGGATGTGAATGCCGGCGGCAGCCACGCGCCTGGTCACGTGCAACAGCATCGGACCCGGAGCTGACAATGGGTAAGCAGCTGCAGGACATGCTGACGGACCTGCGCGCCGAGGTCGGACACAGCACCAACGTCGCGCACGGCATCAATGACCGTGACACGCTGCTTTACTATCTCAACCGCACGCAGATGCAGCTTTATCAGGACTATGATTGGCCGCAGCTGATCATCGATCGCGATATCCAACTGGCGGATGGTCAGCGTTACTACCCCTATCCGACAGACCTGGCGTTTGACGACATCAGCCACATCTGGGTGCTGATCAACACGGTTTATAACGAACTCGCCTACGGCATCGGTCCTTACGAGATGGTGCTGTGGAACTCGGACACCGGGTTCAAGGCGTGGCCCACGCGCAAGTGGATGCACCACGCTGACGACAACACGCTGGAGCTGTGGCCGGTCCCCGACGCCAGCGCGATCGACGCCAACGCCATCATCCGGCTGCGCGGGACCAAGACCGTCACCAAGATGATCAACGACAGCGATCAGGCCACGCTGCCTGACAACCTGATCACGCTGTTCAGTGCCGTCGAAATCCTGCAGCGTGACAACGCCAAGGATGCCGCGCTGAAACTCCAGAAGGCGAACGAAGCGATGCGCCGGCACCGCGTGCGCCAGTTCAGCCATAAGAACGTGCGTCCGATCGTCATCGGCGGCGGCGGTGGCGATGCACAGTCCCGGCCCGGGCATCAACCGGTCCTGGGCCTCGATTACATTCCACCCGGATATAACAGCGGGCCGAACTCTCGATGACCCCGCAAGCCAGATACAACCGCTCGCCTCGCGGCAAGCAGAAGGTTGCGGAAGCGAAGGCGCGCTATCGGCAGTCCGTCAAGGGCAAAGCTAAGGAGCGGGCATACAAGGTTGATCGTCGGGAGCGCGAAAATGAATTGGCTCGTATTCGCGCCAAACTACCGCACAACATGGCGAAGCAGGCGCTGCGTCAACAACGGCGCAGGGCGGCGCTCATTCCCCGCGCGCACCCGGATCATCGCCAGAAGATCGCCGAAATTTACGAAATGGCGGCGTCGCTGGGAATGACGGTCGATCATATTGTTCCGCTTTATGGGGAGAATGTGTGGGGGCTGCACGCACCGCAGAACCTGCAAATACTTACACGGCAAGAGAACAGCCGTAAGCGTGACCGGATCGATCGCTGATGGCAGCCGGGACCAAAGTCTTTTCGGTCACCGACTTCAAAGAGGGACTGGATGTTCGCAAGTCCCCGCTGACGGCGCCTGGCGGCTCGCTGCGTATTCTGGAGAACGCGGTGTTGAACAACGGCGGCGAGATCGAGAAGCGTCTGGCCTTCGTGCTGCAGACCACGATGCCGCCGGATTACACCTACCTGTTCGGCCAGGGTGACAGCCTGCATGCGTTCGGTGTCAACACCAGCGCAGTCATCCCCCAGGGCACGCTGCCGGTGCCGATCGTCGCGCACAACCTGCAAGCGGCGCCGGAACAGATCACCCAGCTGCTGGACGTGGAAGCCTACGCTGACAAGTTCTTTGTCTGCGGCCTGGGCGCCAGCGGGACCACTTACTGCTGGTATAACGATGTGCTGGTCCTGGAGGTGGACAGCAGCTACAGCCACGGCACCTACGCGCGCACGTGGAAGTCCAAGATGTATCGCGTCGATGGGCAATATTTGCGCTTCAGCGGGACCAACAACCCGGCGCAAAACGACCCGGCGTCGGTGGATGAGCCGGGCGCCGGCTTTATCAACATCGCCCTCAATGACCCCGACGGCGAGAACTTGCAAGGCATGGAGGTTTTCTACAGCAACATGGCGGTGATGTCCCGTCTGCAAACGCAGATGTGGACACTGGACCCGGACCCGACGCAGGACACGATGGGACAGCTCTTGCGGATCGGCACCGTGGCGCCGCGGTCGCTCGTGCAGTTCGGGACGGGCGATGTCCTGTTCCTGTCTGATAGCGGCGTGCGCAGCCTGAAGGCGCTGTATATCAACCTCGCCGCCAGC